TGAATCCAGATGTTCCATCTGCTAAAGCACCCATGCTAATTATGGAGCTTCAAGCAATGTCTACTAAGTTTGCCGTAATGTCTTCTGTGTATTCAACTATTGCTAAAGATAAAGCGGGAACTGTAAATAATAATAAAAAGAATGTTTACTATTCAGTAAAAGAGTCCATAGACAAACTTGTAGATGCACTTAAGTATGTCGTTAGATATAACTCATGATTCAAAAAAGAATTATGCTGGTGTTTATTTTTATTGGTTCAGCAATAGGATTGTTTGTTTTAAATTCTAATCAACCAAAGTGCATTAACCTATACGTAGACTACGGAAATAATTCTACAGTAGAAAAGAAATGCGTCAGTGCCAGTGGTAAAGTTAATTCTTTAGATCTATTAAAGACACATGGGTATAATATAGAGGGAACAGTAAAGTATGGAAATGCTGTTGTCTGCAGAGTAAATAATTTTCCCAACAACAGTGTTGAAAAATGCCAAGACATGCCACCAGAAAATGCATATTGGGCCGTGTTAGTAAAAAAGAATCAGGCCTTGCCATTTCCAAGAAATGAATGGGGCTGGGCACAAAAGGGAATTAATGAAACTTTTGTCGAACCAGGAGACCACCTTGGCCTAGTATTTTCTACTAAAGGAGAAGTAAGATGGCCGTAGAATTATTAGAAGAAAAGGTTAAGAATAAATCTTTTCCANTATTAATTATTGCTCAGCTTTTTATAACAGTTTTTGCTTTATCTGTAGTTAATGAAATTGCAGTAGATGTTTGGCGTTCTTTAAGGGGTCACTGATGGTAATACTAAGTAAAATTTATACTAAAACTGGCGATGATGGGCAAACCTCTAACGCTAATAACGAAAGGGTGTCTAAGACTAGCCCTATAATGGAAGCGATAGGTGCTGTAGATGAGGCCAACTCTGCTATTGGAATGGCAACCGATGAGTATAATGATATTATTGAAAGAGTTCAGAGCGACTTATTTGATCTTGGCGCAGAGCTTGCAGGTGCTTCAACAATAACAATATCTGAAAACAGAGTAACATATTTAGAAAATGTAATTGATGACTATAATGAATATCTAGAACCTTTAAGATCTTTTGTTTTACCAACAGGACCACTGCACAATGCAAGGACTGTTGTAAGAAGGGCAGAGCGTGAAGTTTGGAAGATAGAAAATGTAAATCCAAACATTGCTAAGTATTTAAATCGTCTATCAGACTTATTGTTTGTTATGGCTAGATATCACAATAAAGGAAAAGAAAAAATGTGGGTGCCAAACAATGGCTAGAGATATTGTAAAGAACCTCAAGTTTAAAAAGCACACTGGTAAGTTCTTTGATCCAGAACTATTTGCTCAACTACTTGATGAGTCTTATAGAAATACAAAACGTGCAGATGGTGAGATGACAAAGAAGTCATTTAGCCCAAGCTCACTTGGGTATGGACACGGAAATTGTCCAAGGTACTGGTACATGGCATTTAGTGGTGCAATGTTTATTGACGATAACGATGCTGTTGCCGTTGCAAACATGGCTCAGGGAACACAAGCTCATGAAAGACTTCAAAAACTTATTTCTACAATGCCTCAGTTTAAATCTGAAGAAGAAGAAATTATTAACGAGTATCCTCCAATTAGAGGCTTTATAGATTTAATTATGGAATATGATGGTGAAACTGTAATTGGTGAAATCAAGACGGCCAAACAAGAGGTTTGGGATACCAGACAATCTGAGATGAAGCCTACTGCAAATCATATGCTACAGCTTCTTACGTACATGAAACTAAAGAATGCTAAAGAAGGATTTTTCTTGTACGAAAACAAAAATACACAAGAGATACTAGTAATTCCTATTAGCATGAATGAACGCAATAAAGAAATTATTGAGAGCACATTTAGATGGCTAGAGTCTGTCTGGGATAATTTTCAAAATGGAGACCTCCCTAGAAGACCAGAAGGTGCGACTAAGTCAAAGATGCCTTGTACATACTGCCCAATTAAGAAAGAGTGTTATACAAAAGGCGGACCAGAAGGAACAGTAGACTTAGATTTATTTGTGGTGCCTAAAGTATGATTTGTGCTAATAAGGAGTGTGCTAAAGATTTTGAGCCAAAGACTCATAATCAAAAGTATTGCACAGATGAATGCTGCAGAGTTGCAACAAATCGCAGAATCATGGAAAAATACTATGAAAAGAAAGCTATCAGAAACGGTGCTGTTCGTCCATGCAAGAGATGTAAGATACAATTAAGTAGATATAATAAAACAGAATACTGTGCTACATGTGAAAAGAATATAGACTTAACTACAAAAGGCAAAGTAAAAAGGATGCTAAATGACATTGGCTGATCTTGTAAAAACAAAAGCAAACAGGGTGTTGGGCATAGATGCCTCAACAAACTCTATTGCTTTCTGCTTGATGGAAGACGATAAGCCATTAAAGTGGGGCAAGATTGAGCTTAATGGTCTCGATATATATGAAAAGATCCATGACGCAAAGAATAAAATGCATTCCATGCTTGAAGAGTTAAAGTCAGATTACATTGTTGTTGAGGGTGCAGTGTTTGTTAAATCAGCAGATGCAGTAATTAAACTATCTTATGTTTACGGGGTGGTAATTGCAGAGCTTATGTCAACAGGGGCTAAAGTTATAACTATTTCCCCCTCATCTTGGCAAGCCTACATAGGAAATAAGAATCCCACTAAAGAAGAAAAACAAGCCATTAGGGTAGAGAACCCAGGTTACGCTGACTCATGGTATCAAAACAAATTAAGAAACATGAGAAAGCAGAGAACTGCTGACTATTTTAATAGGAAGTATAATTTAAATGTGGTGGATTTTGACGTTGCAGATAGCTTTGGCATTGCACATTATGCTAACAAGGTGCTAACAGAGCGATGAAATTATATCAAAATAAAGACTGGCTATTCAGAAGATATTCTGTTCAAAAGAAAACGGTTACTGAAATTGCTGAAGAGTGTAAGGTTTCTGCTATGACTATACAGAGATATTTAGAAAAGTTTGGATTGATTAAAAAAAGATGAGCAAAGACGTGTGGCTAAACGCCAATCAGGAAACAGCTGGAGACCTTATACTTACTGGGTATCATGGGCCTTTAAGAGATATGCCTGTGTACGATGAAGTAAGATCCTTATTTGGACACGGATCAACAGCATTAGATTTTGGATGTGGGGTGGGAAGAAACTCCGTAGCCTTATCAGATACATACGATAAAGTTATTTCTTTTGACTTGCCAAGCATGATAGGTTTAGTACCAGAAGATAACAAGTTAAGTAATATAACATACACTACTGATTGGGAATATGTAAAGTCTTTTAAATTTGACACAGTTTTAGCAAGCCTTGTATTTCAACATATAGAGGACTCAGAGCTGAATTCATATTTAGCCGATTTGTCTCAAATAGCGGACAGGTTGGTGCTGCACAGCAGAACTTGGATTGACCATTCTGCGTCGCAGGTATTGCCAATTGTTGAAAAATATTTTACAATAGACACCATAGAGTATTCTAGAGATCCCAATAACCCTATTGACGATCACTTTATTGCAACATTAAAAAAGGGGCGGAATAATGCTAAAGCCAGTATATGAAGATGTTAACAATTTTAATTGTAGTGATCTGTATTTAAAATCAGTAGGCGCTCCAGCTGGCAATAAAATATGGTCAGCATGCCATGAAATTGCACACATGCTAATTGAGAAAAATATCTCATACGGTAACTCAGCCCTTGAACCTGCAAGAATATTTTCAACGGCGGACTCAACAGAACAATTAAAGGTTCGTATTGATGATAAATTAAATAGAGTAAAGAATAATCAGGGCTTTGCTGGAGATAACGATATTGATGATTTAATTGGATATTTAGTATTATTAAAGATTGCAAACGCTAATTCTAATTGACATTTTAGTCAACTGAAAGTACAATAGGTTAATGAGCGAAATAGAGCCAGCCCAGCATTTTGATAGAATGAATAGAGTTGTAGAAGAACTCTTAAAGGGCAACACGCCTACACAAATAGCCACAATTACTGGATTTCAAAGAAAAGAAGTTTTGGNATTCATNGATGAGTGGAAGACTGTTGTGCATAGCGACAGTGGTATACGAGATAGGGCCAGAGAAGCNATATCTGGAGCGGATCAGCATTATGCAATGCTGATTAAAGAAGCTTGGAAAACAGTAGAAGATGCAGATCAAGCAGGCCAGTTAGCTGTAAAGTCTGGTGCATTAAAACTAATTGCTGATATAGAAACAAAAAGAATAGCAATGCTACAGTCAGTTGGCGTACTTGAAAATAATGAAATTGCTTCTCAGATTGTTGAAACAGAACGTAAGCAAGAAGTTCTTGTAAAGATATTAAAAGAGGTTTCTTCAACTTGCCCAAAATGCAAGATGGATGTTGCAAAAAGATTATCTCAAATTACTGGCATAATNGAATCAGTACCAGTAGAGGAAGCAGATGTCGTTTGAGTTTGATGACCTCATTGACATGCTTGATGGGGAAGAGTTTGACGAAAAGCCAGTCGACTTAAGAACATTTGTTAACCACCCAGATTATCTTGGCCTGCCACCACTCTCAGAATATCAGTATACATTAATTGAAAAAAGTTCTCAAATTTATAAAGAAGCAACTTTAGTAAAATTGTTTGGTGAAGAAGAAGGAAAGATTCGATTTAAGCAAACTGCAAACGAAGTAGTTGCTCAACTCGGCAAGGGATCAGGAAAAGATTACTGCTCAACAATTGCAGTTGCCTATATAGTTTATTTACTATTGTGCTTAAAAGATCCAGCTACGTATTATGGTAAACCACCAGGGGACAGCATTGATATTATTAATATTGCTATTAACTCTCAGCAAGCAAGCAACGTTTTCTTTAAAGGATTTAAAACACGCATTGATAAGTCGCCATGGTTTGCTGGAAAGTATAGCGATAAAGCAGCAGAAATTAAATTTGATAAAGCAATTACAGTTCACTCAGGCCACTCAGAAAGAGAAGCTTGGGAAGGATATAACGTTATTGTAGTTATCCTAGATGAGATTTCAGGATTTGCTATTGAAAATACAACGGGGCATGATCAGGCAAAAACAGGTGGCGCAATCTATGACATGTATAGAGCATCAGTTGATTCACGTTTCCCAGACTTTGGAAAAGTAATTTTGCTTTCTTTTCCACGCTACAAGAACGATTATATACAACAAAGATACGATGCTGTGGTGGCACAAAAAGAAACTATTATTAGAGAGCATAAGTTTAAGATGGACAACGATCTTCCAGACGGAACAGAAGGCAATGAGTTTGAAGTTCAATGGGAAGAAGACCATATACTTTCGTACAAGATTCCTAAAGTATATGCACTTAAGCGTCCAACATGGGAAATTAATCCAGTAAGAACTATTGATGATTTTAAAGTTGCATTTTTTACTAACCCAACGGACGCCTTGTCTAGATTTGCATGCATGCCACCAGAGGCCGTAGATGCATTTTTTAAATCAAGAGAAAAAGTTGAAAAAGCTTTTAACAAAGGTCACCTTGCCGTAGACACATTTGGAAGACTAGAAGAATGGTTTATTCCTGATCCAGATAAAAAATATTTTTTACATGTTGACTTAGCCCAGAAGCATGACCATTGTGCAGTTGCAATGGCACATGTTAATAAATGGGTTAATGTTAAAGTTACTGACACATATTCTCAACCAGCCCCAATTGTTGAGATAGATGCAGTCAGGTATTGGACACCGACTTCTGATAAATCTGTTGATTTTACAGAGGTTAAAGATTATATTTTATCACTTAGAACAAGGGGATTTAATATAAGCGTATGTACTTTTGACAGATGGAATTCTCATGACATGATGCAACAACTAAAACAATATGGCATCAATACAGAAATTCTATCTGTCGCCAAAAAACATTACGACGACATGGCTATGGTTGTCTTAGAGGAAAGATTAACTGGCCCTCATATTCAATTATTAATTGATGAACTGCTTCAATTAAGAATTATGCGAGACAAGGTTGACCACCCCAGAAAAGGATCAAAGGACTTGGCGGATGCTGTATGCGGATCTATTTATAATGCTATAAGTAGAACTAGATTTGATTCTAATCAAGAAGTAAATATTCATACTTATGAATCAATGAGTTATGATAATGATTTTGGCAAAGAGCCAGATGGAGAAACAAGCTCTTTTAATATGATTAAGGCTCCAAGAATACCAGAAAACTTAAAAGATGCAATGGACAGGATGATGATAATATGAGTACTTATCAAGAAAAAGCAAAAGAGTGTAAATGTTGCGGTAAGCATGTTCCACTACCAACAGTACTAAAAGAATATAATGGAATAGTTTTATGTCCAACAACATTTTCTAATGTAGTTGAATATAAAAGAATTTGGATAGCATCTGGTAAAAGACCAATGGGCAATATCCGTAAACATTTTTCAGAATATGTTCAGCAGATAGTTGAAGAAACTATTGACAAAAATNAAGACGGCACGTTATAATAGACTTCTAAGCAACAATAGCTTAGTTGGTTAAAGCCCCGAACTCATAATTCGGTAATCGTAGGTTCAAGTCCTACTTGTTGCACGAAAGGTAGATATGAATAGCGAAGATAAAATGGAATATTATCTTTCAATAGGCGCAATAGAATTGTCTGGCATGGATGAAGACGGCGAGTTAATATTTAATATAACTGAAAAAGCAAAAATACTTGCACCAGAACTTTGGCAGGCACACGAAGAGCATGTAAACGAATCACTGGTTTCTTTATATAATAAAGGATTAATTAATGTAACTTATAATGAAGATCTTGAAGCAATAATTGAAATGTCCGATGAAGGAAAAAAGGTAGCAAAGGAAATGGGTTTAGTTGAAATGGATATGGATATAGATATTCCAAATGATTAGACAAATGCCTTCGTAGCTCAGAGGACAGAGCATTCGGTTTCTACCCGACTGGCCGCAGGTTCGACTCCTGCCGAAGGCACGAAAGTCCTTATAGCCCAGCGGTAGAGGCGGTAGACTTAAAATCTATACAGCGTTGGTTCGAATCCAACTAGGGACACGTAACATGCGGATGTTGCATATTGGTAGTGCCTCTGCCTTCCAAGCAGAAGGGGTGAGTTCGATTCTCATCATCCGCTCTCTTTCTCACTCGTCCAACGGCAGGACATCGCCCTTTGGAGGCGAGAATCGTGGTTCGAATCCATGGTGAGAAGCTAAAAAAATGATATACTAATCATAAGCAGTACAAAAAATAAGGAGAAAAAAATGAGCGTTTTAAAAAAGATTAAAGATTTTTTTGGAGTTAAAGAAGATATTTATAGCGTAAAGATAGATGAAATTTTAGCACCAGTAAAGAAAGCACCAGCAAAGAAGGTTGCCAAGAAGGCTCCCGCAAAGAAGGTAACTAAGAAAGCACCAGCCAAGAAAGTTGCTAAAAAAGCGCCAACTAAGAAGGCTAAGTAATGTTTGAGTACTACGTTAAAAAAGTTACAAAGGTTGTAGACGGAGATACTATTGATGTAGATATTGATCTTGGATTTGATATCTCATTTAGCTCACGAGTTAGATTAGCGGGAATAGATACTCCTGAAAGCCGTACCTCAGATAAAATGGAAAAAGCACTCGGCCTTGAATCTAAAGAATATTTAAAGAAAGCAATTGATGCATCTAAGACTGTTGTTATTAAAACAGAAAAAATGGACTCATCAGAAAAATACGGGCGCATCCTTGGATGGCTATTTCTAGACGGATCTAAAGTATCAGTCAATGAACAAATGATTGCCGATGGATATGCATGGGGATACCTGGGAGATACCAAGGTTAAAGACTTTGAAGCGCTAGCAAAAGCTAGAGCAAAATCTAAAAAGTAGATATAAATGAAAGAAGCTTTATGCTTTGATGATGTACTGCTAGAGCCAGCAACTAATAGTGTTGTTAAAAGTAGATCGCTTCCAAATCTTTCTATGAAAATTGGAAACCCAAATAATAAAGCAGCATGGCTTAATCTTAAATTTCCAATTATGATTGCTCCAATGGAGTATATTAGTAGTACAAAAATGCTTAACGCTATATCTTCAGTAAACGGAATCGGTTTTGTTCAAAGGCATAATGACATTAAAGATAAATTTGCTCAAGCAGAGTCTTTAAATGGAAGAAGCGGCTTTGCAATTAACATTGATCAAGCTAAAGATACTGATTTTATTAATAAAATTTTAAGCTTTAATGTAAAAGTTATATTATTAGATACTGCTTTAGGGCACACCAATGTTGTTGTTGATGCAGTTAAGCAATTAAGATCTATTGTTCCAAATAAGATACACATAATGGTAGGAAATGTGTCTTCTTACGAAGCCTACAAATCTCTTATGGATGCAGGTGCTGATTCAGTAAGAGTTGGAATTGGTGGTGGAGCAGCTTGTATGACAAGAATCGAAACTGGTTTTGGTGTACCAGTTTTAACATCAATAATGGACGTGTATGAAAAAGTTAAAGGTGATGAGATAAATGGAATTGTTGCAGATGGCGGGATTAAAAATAATGGAGATATTGTAAAAGCTTTTGCTGCAGGAGCAAGTGCCGTAATGATGGGTTCTATGTTTGCTGGACATGATGAATGTGACGGTGAACCAGGTTCTTTTAGAGGCCTGGCCTCAGAAGAGATTCAGATTAAAATGGGAGTTAAAAATCCATACTCCGAAGGCAAAGCAGGCAAAGTAGATAATAAAGGGTCGGTCATAAAAACAATTAAAAATATGCAAAACTCAATTAACAGCGGATGTTCTTATGGTGGAGTTTTAAACCTTTCTGACCTTGCTAAAAACGCTAAGTTTATTAGGGTGTCACAAGCAAGCTTAAAAGAATCCTGGCATAGGCTGGAAATCTAGTATCAAATATGCTATAATTATTTTACATCCGCCTTATGGGGATGCTAAACTAACTCGCTTAAAAGGAGCAAAAATGGTAAACACACTAACACTGGATCTTTTTAGAGATCCTTTTTTTATTGGCTTTAATCGTGAAATGGAAAGAATGGCACATGT